CATTCAACCTGTTTGTGGCGAGGTGCGTCAGCGATCAAACTAACAATCATGCTTTCCAAGTATCCAGCAGGATAAGCGTATGAGCCAGACTGCTCATAGGTGCGCTTGGAAAATTCGTTCACGATCGTACGGATATCACGAGTTACAAATTTACGTTTCATTTAATTTCCTTTTCTAATCACTATAAAGTAATTATGCATGAAAACTGAATTTCCGTCAAGCGAAATGTGAAAAACCCTACACTCGGTAGGGTTATTAGGGGCTAGGGAAGAATTCCCTGCAAAATCAACAACTTACGGGAGGGCTAGATCGCCCTCTAAGGGATCCGAACCGAAACCTCTTCCCTTGGCACAGACTCAACCGAAAAGTCGCTTGTAAAGCCATCTGAGGACTTCCATGAGGACGTTTCCTTGACCCAGTTAAAGGTTACGGCAACCAGTCGGGCTGTGCGATAGTCACGATAGATACAAACCAAAGATGATTCGAATTCGGCACTGCGCACTTCGGCTGGGACTTTGTTGCCATCTGAGTCAGTAATGTAAATGATTGTGTTAGACATTTTTCTTTTCTTTGACAGGTAAGGTAATCATACCAGCTTCAGCAACCAGCTTTGCGGTAATCTTTGGATACATCTTATTTAGTTTCTGATCCTTTACTGCCAACAAAATCTTTGCTTCACTTGGATGAATGCTTTCCAGCAATCCAATGAACAATGCTTCACGCTTGATCGGTTGCAAATCGGCACGACAGAATATGTATAGACGACGCATCTCTTGTGTAAAGTTTGATGGCGACATACCAATTGGCGCAGCATCTTCCGTATATGGTGGGTCACCTTCTGGTAGAACAAACTTATGTTCTTTCTCAAATGCATGCATNAACAATATCTTTAGTGCCGCATTGTCTTTCCACTTCTCAAGTGTCTTGGGATCACCATTGATCTCCGTAAGCATCTCAGGAATAAATCTAGCCATNTTAAAAGTCCTCAAGTTCTTCTAATAAAAGTTTGCATCGATGGTTGGCAAGATAAGTCATAATCTTCATCTTATCTTTGACAGGTTTACTATTTATATAAGCTGTAATAACGTCTTCTTCAATGTCTGTTGGGATGTGATCAAAGTCAACCAACGTGCAATTCCGATGCCAGTTGCGACGTTCATCATCGTTCTTGCATGCGAGAAAACCATTCTCAATAAACTCTTGAAGTCGCTTGGCACTTACTGGTTTTTGACGCTCGCCTTTAACGAATACATCATCGGCTGAAAGGATATTTGGAATGCCATCATCACCAGCTTTAACAATGTGAGTAATCTTTTTCTCATGAAGTTCTTTCATGGTTGTCTTGATATACTTTCTTTGCATCGGTGACCACTGAGTTACGTTGTCATACTTTTGCAGTTGGATAAAGTCACCATCGGAAGAAAGGACAAGAACTTTTTGTGGCTCTTCTACCAATCCCTGTTGAACTAGTACATTCTCCTGCGAGTACTTTGCAAGCACAGCAATAATGTCATCGGCTTCTGCACGATCGAGATGAAGAACCCTGTATGGAAAATTCTCAACAAGGTCGTTACGTAACTGAGACAGCGTATCAAAGATCAAAGTCCAGTTAAGGTCTGATGCATCACGTGCTTTCTTACGACCAGCTTTGTAGTGTTCAAAGAATTCTCTGCGCCAGTACTTACGACCATCGCAACAGATAACCATCTCACCATACTCATTGCCATACTTTTTCTTGTAGTGCTTTAGAGTAGATAAAGTAGTATGACGAATGAGATTAATGATCTCAGCCTCAGAGCCACGTGTTAGTTCTGNCTTGAATGACAGAAAGTTTGCCAGTGCTACTTGGCTGTAATCAACTAGAATCATTTTACTTCTCTCATTTTGTTTTGCAATTCTTCATAAACTTTGTTTTCAATATTGTACTTCCACTGCACGGCATCTACTTCATAATCAAAATGTGGACTCAGGTGCGTTCCTGTTTCATCATCCACGTAGTAGTATGTTATGTTGACGTCATCGCAAACGAGTCTCATGATAACTCTTTTATTTCTTTGCGTTGTTGCGCAATTATCAATTCCAATTCTTCGATTCGTTTAGTTGCTCGAGCAAGTTGCTGTTCAAGTTCAGCCATTCGATTTCCCATGGCTAAGATTGCTTCGGTTTCTAGTTGCTGTACTGTTTTCATTGGAACACTTTCAATAGAATACATTCTTCGTTGATACGACCATTGACCTTTTGCTCTTGCGTGGTCAATCCCTTAAATGCCTGATTCAGTGGACGCTTGGTCAGCGTTGCATATACACTTACCTGCTCTGGTTTGCGCATAGTCTTGGAGCCAGAGTTATCGGGATCGTANCCAACGATGCTTGTACCTTTAACAGACAAACCCTTTGGATCAATCGCACGATATACCTGCAGTTTGCGATACTTGGAATTAAACACCCACAGTTCTTGAGCATTGACGATACCCGATGCTGGCACAGACTTGATAGCGTATTCGGTATCTTCTTTCTTGTACTTCATCTTGGCAACGATAACACCAGCTGGCTTTTCTTTGCGTTGACGTGGCTTGCGTGTTGCTTTGGCTACCTGAACCTGCGCACCAGCTGCATCAATGATTGACTGATACAATGCTGCGAGTTTCTTTAGCTTTGCTTTCTTAAAGTTGGAATAACCTTCAACCAGTTGCTCATCTTTGCCTTCGATGGCTTCATTCAGTTCTTCCACTGTATTGACGTAGAATGAACCGATGATCTTAGCCACTGGTCCTGACGCATTTAATCGCTTCATAAGTTCTTTGGCATCGAATGACTTGTCTTCAAGAACAAAGTCATCAATTGCACCATCAAAGTCACCAGCCAACTCACGTGCTTTAGATTCAATACGATCTTGCAATGATACAACAGTTGCCACTGGTTTGTCGTCTTTAACAACAACCTTTACTGGCTCTGGTTTCTGCGTCAATGCGGTAAGCACAGCTGTTCGTTCTGCTAGGAATGCAAGTTCCTTTTCGGCAACTGGTTGTTCACGCATGATTAAACGTGCGATGATACCAGCATGCCTAAACAGATGAGGATCCAACTTCAACAACGCCACTGCCAATTTCTTGTCAGTTTGCGCAACATAAGANACAAACCACTTTTGTTTGTCCTTGTCATCATTTTCTGAGTTGTAATGATTCAAAGCAATAATAAGAGACGATGTGTAACGATCGCCCTCAGTTAGCGTTGGCTCACCAGCACCCAACAATCGTTCGGTTAATTGTTTACGTTTTATGGTATTTGACATGTATCGCTCCAGTTTATAATATAATTATACATGAGAACCGAATTAAAGTCAAGTGATAACCCTCAACCCTGTAGGGTTATTTGGACTTCCGAAAATCCACAAGTCCACGAAACCACATTCCAAGAAGCACGATTGCAGCCCATGTTTCCCATGTGTAAACGATTGCAAGTGCTGGGAACAGCGTGTTCAGTGCCCAGATTGTTAGCAGTGGTCCAAAAATTAAAAAGAAAATAACCAATACCGCTATACCTATGATTGCGAATGTTGTTTTCATTGTGCTTGTCCTTGTACGATTGTTTCGTAGAGATCCTCGAATTCTTCATGCGAAGCAACTTCTTCATTGAAGTTTTGTTTGTGATACACACGAGCCATCTTGTTTAGAGTTTTCTTGGACAATTGAAACTCAGCTGACATTTCCTTTACAGATTCTTTAATGTAATCACGCTCTGCTTCGATACGTGTCATGCTACCAGAAATTTCTGCCAACATCTTTTTGATCTTCTCACGATCAACAGGAGATGAAATAGATTGTGTCATAGCCACTCAATATGTGTTAGGGTTGAAGTTTTGAAAGAACGCCATTCGTTGATACTCAAATCGAATACCTGAACCGCATCACCAGTTGTCTTGACGCCATTGCCAGTTGGAATCATATCAGCTGGGATCTTGCTAAAGTCACGAGTGCAATGCATGTTACGACTTGTTCCATCTTTCTTGGTAAAGGTTACATTGATTTCTTTTTCAGAAAGATACTCTTTAAACCAATCAATGAATTCATCTGATACGATCAATTCATCCATATTGGCACCAGACATTTTTGCTATGCTGA